GAATCGCAATGGTTCGTGCTCCGGAGATGGAAGAGAACCCATCTTCTCCTCCATCTCAGTAACTTTCAAAAGCAATTCTTCGTCTGTAATCAATCTACCATCTCTGCTAATTCTTTGTTGATCGAATCATCATTCATAATGTCACCAGTACCAACTTGATATCTTTCCTGAACCCACTTTGGAAATGATGACTTGGTAATCAATGGCAACCAGAATTCTTTGCTATCTGTATCCTTGATGCGCCATTTCTTTTCTTCAACAACACCATCACTGTCAACTCTGGCATACCAACCGTTGCTTGGTTTCACAACATGTCCAGATTCAAGTGCCATATCAAGCAGACCAGACCAAGTAGAAACTCCACCATCAAACTTCACGGTGACTGGAATCTTTGACTTCTCTCTAACATAACGGGACTTCTCAACATTGATGATAAAGTTATAACCAATAACTTCAGTGCCATCTTTTTCTTGCTGACGACCTAGAATGAAAATGTTATCACTGGAGTAGTAACTACCTGTTCCACCTCCGACGATTGCCTTTGGATATAGACCAATTTCCATATATGTATGGTTCACAACCACCATTGGAATATCTTTCAAATTCAAATGTGGTGTTATCATACGGAACAAACTCTTCATTTGCTTTGCTCTAGACATATCACCGACGCTCTTACCTTCGATTGCATCATCAACTTCTTTCTTGGAAGCAAGGTTACCAATCGAATCAATGACAATGATAAGGTGATCATTACGCTCAACCCCATTCAATTGTTGCATAATGTCAAACTTCAATTGCTCCACGTCTGTGATTGGAGTGTGGATAACTCGCTCAGTATCTATACCGAATGAAGTGAAGTATGATTGTGGTGTGCCAAATTCAGAATCATAGAATAGCAATACTGCATCTGAATACTTGTCCAGATATGATTTTGCCATGATCAAACTAAAACAAGTTTTGAAATGCTTGCTTGGACCTGCCCACATAGTCAGACCAGGAACATATCCGCCATCCAACCTACCAGACAATGCAACATTGATTGCTGGAATGGAAGTAGTAATCATATCCTTCTTTGCGAAGAACTTTGATTCTGATAGGATTGCAGATTCCTTTATGGTACTATTCTTTTTTATCTTGTCTAATAAACTCACAGGGTCTCCTTAGTGTACATATAATTTACTCAATAATACTATTATACCTTATTTCATCATTTCGATCAAATTTATTTTGGATTCCATTTTGAATGTGGTACGTCGAATACAAATGTGACTCTTACGCAATCGCCGATATTCTCGGTGCCATGTTCCAACTTATTATCAAACCACATCAGTGTGCCTGGTTCAACAATAACAGATTCGTCACCCACCATATACTTGTATGTTCCGGCAATTGCCAAATGATACCTATCCTTGGTTTGATAGTACGAACCGATATCAATATGCTTACCAACCATTCCACCAACAGGCAATGATAGAAACCCACATCGTTTATGCTCACGGAAATTGCGTTTCATAAATCCCACTATCTCAGTGTGCCTATCATATGCTGGCGTCTTGTGGCAGAACTCTGTATCACCGACATATTGAGTGGGATCTGTAACTCCACCCATCACGAGTTGTAGCACACCTGCATCTACATCCGGAAATCCCTGATCCAATAGTGATCCAACTCCGTCCACCTTTTTCTGAGCACCCCAATCAGCAGAATACTGTTTCAGTTGTGCCAGTATTTTTGATACGTTTATTCCAGTCTTGATAATTGATATGTTCTTCAAAAGAAATCCTCCAATGATGACCTGTGTTCGGTATCCCAACCAATGGCATCCAGAATAATTTTCACGGCATCGACATACACTTTGTCAAACATCTTATCGTAGTCGATAAATTCGTGCAACCCAAACTCTTTTGGTAAGTGATCAATATATCCAATGACATCTTCCCGAATTGGATTCTGTGGGTTCAGATAGATAAACTTTATCTTGGATCCTTCAAGTATAGGTTGATATTGTTTAGTGAGTCCAAGTTTTTTTATGTAGTGATTATGCAATAACGCAGCACGCACAGCAATGGGAGTTGCCTTGGCATATATCGGTGAACCTGTATATTGCTTCAGATTGTTTACACCACGGGGAAATGATATTACCTCAACCGGCATTGCATTGAACTCTTCACGGAAGTCTGCGATGTACTTCTGCAACTCTGGTTCTGTTTTGTTTAGGATAACCTGTATGGTGTCCTTTAGTTTCTTGCGGATAATTGCAGGAGTGGATGATTTGTTCACCTCAAGTCCAACCACCTTTAGTTTTGGTTGGGCATATTGAACACCCTCAGAGTTATGTACGTTCAGAATATATCTTTTCTTTGCTGTCCAGATTGCCTTGTCTGCCAGCACTTCTCTTTTCATTTGCATCTTCTGTTGATATGCATTCATATACTCTGCCAACTCTTGATAACCTTTATCTATGAATGGCATAAACACTTCAGTACATATTCGGTCAAGATATTTTATAGTTTGGTCAGTGGTTTTATTTGGACAAGTCTTTTCAACTAACTTCCCAAGCGCAAGGTAAATGGAATCTGTGTCAATTGCTATGACAAAATCTTCACCCTCGGTTTTCAGTGTCTTGTTCATAAATGCATTCAACCTATCTGCCATCCAGCGAATGGATAATTGACCAGAGGTTGTGATACCCTCTGCCATGCGTAGGTCGAAATATCTGAACCAAGAGTTACCCAGTGCTCCGTATAAAGAGTTCAATGCAATCTTACCTGCCATCTGCATACTATTCAGACGGGATATTTCTTTGCGTAAATTATTGTTATCCTTGTCATGTTCAAACTCTTGTTGAACAGCAAGCATTTTCTTTTTATTAATGGATCTCTCATCATACATTTTCTCCATCAACTCAGGCAAGAATCCAGACACATCCTTCCTATAACAAACACCATTGGCAGTGACTGCTAGATTATTTTCTTTCACATATTCCAAGTCTGCTTCTCTTGCCAGCAGTTGGTCAACATTGGTATTGATTCTATAATCGTCCAGTGTTTCTGGACTGATATTGTATTGCATTATCAGATGAGGGTATAGTGATGCCAAATCAAATGATACCACCCAGTTGTGTGCACCAATGATTGGATCTTTAACGAATGCTCCTTCAAATGCTTCCACCTTCTGACTATGGGATTTCTGGGGCACGACAATATTTTTCTGGAGCAAGTGATTATAGATAATTGCATCCCACATCTTCACTGGGCTGAATACATCCTCATAGTTTATCTTGGCATTGTATGCCATTGTTACAATCAATACTATCAACTTCTTTTTGTCTTCCAGTCGATCAACCAATTCCACGTCACGAATATTATAGTCAACGAATATCTGCCAGTGATTAGTGTAACTGTCCTTGAAGTCCACTCCAGGTAGATCCAGCTTGCCCTCGTTCAACTCCACTCCGGCAATATGATCCAGTCTGTATGACTCCTGCGTGGTGTAGGTAAACTTCCTATAGAGATCCAGGTAATCCAGAACAGATACGCCTGCTATATCATATGAGATTTCTTCACGACCACGTATTGTAACTCTGCGTTCCTTGATGATATTCCAAGGTGATAATCTGGAGGCAGATGTCTCACCCAGTACCCGTCTGATACGGTTGATGATATATGGCACATCAAACAGATTTACATTCCATCCTGTAATTGCGTCTGGATAGTTCTGTTGCCAGAATATTAGAAACTCTTTCAGTAAATGCTGCTCGTCATTACACAAATGGTAGGTGACATCTTTGCGAGTGTTGTTGTATGCCTTGCAACCGAATGTGATAATATTTTTGGTGAAGTTGTTTTGCAGTGATATTAGAATAATCTCTTCATTGGCAGTCTCGATATTGGGGAATCCAAACTCCGTGGAGGTTTCAATATCAACTGTGAATAGTTTTACATTGTCTGTATCCCACTCTACTTCCTTTGGATATGTCTCTGAGATATATTGGCAGATATAGTTTGAGTTGCCGTGCACACCAAATCCTGCCACGTCCTCATAGGTGGAAAGAAAATCTCGTGTGTCTTTTATACTTCCTGGTTTTACTTCGTGGACCGGAGCACCATACAGAGTGTGCCATTTTGCTGGGATGCCAGTATTGGAACTGACAAATAGTGTTGGTTGAAAATCTACTTTGCGAGAGAATGCAACTCCATCCTCATAACCTCGCACTAGAATTTTATCACCACGGGTATATACGTTTGTGTAGAATTCTGTCATTTTATTTCCTATAATAAATTTGTGGCAGGTGCGGTATGTGGTCTCCGGTTCAGACTCCCTTTGACGTGCCCATGCTCCTTTTAACTTTCCTTACCACAAAACTTGGCTCCTCGACCAGGGCTCGAACCTGGGACCTGCGGATTAACAGTCCGTCGCTCTACCGGCTGAGCTATCGAGGAATTATTCTTTGGTGGGCATGGTTAGATTCGAACTAACTCACCCAAAGGGAACAGATTTACAGTCTGCCGACACTCTCCAACTTATCCGCACGCCCATTATACTACACTGCCTTACCATAGAGCAACTGCATTCCGTCCAATGCGCAATCATGCACTGGGTGATGCTTTATTACACATGCTCTATCAAACCCAGGATAACCAACATCACAGTAACCATTGGTTGATCCCGTGAAAATATCTATTGCTGTTCGGATATCTCTATAACAATTATACTCCATTATAGGATTAAAATCAAGTTGGGTTGCGAGATCATCAATCACCATTTGATCCAGTGAACCTCTGGTCCAGACTATATTTGTTCTGGGATATTTTGAAACATACTTCATCAACATTGCCAGGCCATCTTCCGGCGACAGATCATCCGGTGAAGGTTTCATTGAGACATCTCTCACAGACTTATGTTGCTTTGCCCACCATGCCAAGGTATCCTTTGACACAGTTCTATGCAGACGATCTATCTGATCCTTGGAATTGAACTTCACAAATAGTCCATTGGCAACCATCTCATCATAGGATGGTCTAGTATTATCCTCAATGTGAATGATACCGGCAGATAGAATCACCGCATGAGAATTAGTATCCAATGTCTCTACGTCAAATACGAACATAATTACCACTCACTAAAACGATCTTCGCTATGTGCTCGAGTCGCTCAATATGCTCAAATGCTCCCCATGGTGAAGAGTCAACCGATACAACTCCATGCCCCTTGATACCAACAATATTATATTTGAGGTTGCCATCACGATCCAGTCCAAGACTGTCGCAGCATGCCCTTCCCAACTCTTCTGAGATTGGTGGCACTTCACCCACGTTCCTGGCAACCGATGTATACCTGCGCAGTTCTGGAAATGAATTTACCAGTTCACTTAGTTCTATACCAGCATGCATTGCAGCAACAGTATAGGTCGGATGGAGGTGTGTAACAACTCTTACATTATTGTCGCTTATCTTTTTCTGTAGGTTGAAGTGTAGTGGCATCTCTCCGCTTGGCATCAGCATTGCAGAGATGTCTGTGTGCGGTATAGTTCTCCAAGTATACTCATGCTCCTCATCCGCAAACATATCATATTTCACTTCAATCTTTTTGAACTGATCTGGTTGGAGTGTTTGCTTGCGTACACCGGATGGAGTGATATAGAAGTGTGGACGACCGTGATGGCGGATACTGACATTGGCATCACGACTGGTTGCCCAGTTTCGCTTATACCCTTCCAACAGTGTTTGACAAATAGTCTCTAGCATCTCATGCCCTCATTAGAAATTAGTGATGTATACGATTGCAACAACTAATCCGCCGGATGCAACCCAAGTCAAAATATTCCACCAGTTTATTCCTGGTCCAGATCCCTCAATTGGAATCCATGGTGATGGATCAGTCCTATGAAACCTAGCGTAACTCTGATCATCGCACAGTTTGCTCAGATACTTATTTTTGCTGTAGATGTCGTTCTCGTCTATTTTCATTTGATCAACTTACTGGAATCAGCAACATCTTTATCTTCACGGATCTCAACAAAGATCGGCAGGAATAAACTCTCATCACCACGATTGTTTTTGATCCTTGCGTTGTACTTCACGGCAACAATCTTACCAAGCAGGTCACGGGGCATCAATGACTTTCTTTGCTCATCATTGAAACCGCTACCGACATTTACCTTAACAATACCATCGGATGATACACAAACAAGGGCACCGAGTTGTCCTTCATATTTACCGCTGCCCTCTTCAACTGCAACGACCTTCAGGTCGCACTCCATTTCACCCTTGAACTTAATTTGACCCTTAGACCGTTTGTCTTCCCATGGACCATTCATATCCTTCAGGATAATACCTTCCTGTCCGGCAGCAAGGTATTTCTCGAATGTTGCCTTGGCAGTTTCAATATCATCCACGATGGCAGATTCAACCAAGTGAATCTTACCGGATAGGTTCATATTCTGTAACGTGGTGAAACGGGTTGAGTAAGGTGTGGGGCAATGTCCGTCAGTGAAGTAGACATATGGAATAATGTCCCAGACCGTGGCATTGACCATGGCGGCATCATTGGCAGATATAGTGCCCTTGTTTGCCTTGTTCAGTATCCCATTACCCTCTTGACGGGATAGAATTGCCCCATCACGCATAACAAGTAACTCACCATCAAACACACAATCAACGTCGCCGGCAAGACTGATGAACTCTTGCTCAAGATTACCCAGCAACTGTATTTCCTTTCCATTGCGACTGCGGAACTCACACTTGCCCTCACGGACGATAGCATTGAACCGCATGCCGTCCATCTTGCACTGGGTGATCGCAGGGAACTTTATCTTATCAACAAGTCTCTGTTCGAATGGTGAGCAGAGCATGACTGGATATTCCTTGATCAATCCTGGCCAGACAGCATTGGCAGTCGATGTATGAATACCACAGTCTAAACTCTTATCTATGATTCGCTCAATAACCTTTGCGTCATCGGCAGTCAATCCAGTCAGAATATGCTTCAGGAAGGCGATTGCGTCATTGCCGGTACGACTGCGTGAGGATAATTCATAGAGTGAATCTATGCCCCACTGAAGACTGCAACCAAGAGTATGGTTTGTGGTGTATGCTGGAATCTTGCGCTGGTAGAATTGAGTGAATGGATCCAGCGCAAGACGAACGACTTCCCTGAGTAGGGTGTCATTCTTATGTTCCATCAATGCCGCAGTTTTGAATATGCGGGAATTGTTGGAAGCGACTTCGGTAAAAAACTGATTATAGTTCATAATATATTACTTCCTCAAAAATTCATCAATATGCTTACACTTGCCGCGGAACTTGAAACCCGAACAACTACACACGTAACTGTTATTCGTTTGCTCTATGATATAGGTACTACCGTTACTTCCAGCAACTTCCCATGTTGGGTTGGTAGATTTCTCATCCTTGAACCCAAATGTATTCTTCACCTCAACAAACTTCCTTCGTGTCGTTGAGAATGCTATTGGCACGCTCATCTTCAACACTTCCTTCGTACCACTCTTTATATACGCCAGCAATTTGCTCTTGTTATCCGATACAAAGTATATGTGGTTCGGGGTGTTGTCGTTCCACTCAGTAATTTCTTTTATCACTATCATATAAGACTATTATACCTTATTATTGAATTAAAGTCAAGGGATATTTTACTTGATTGATAGTATCCATTCGGCCATTGCCTTGGCATCCTTCATATCAAGTTTGACATGCTGTGGGGTAGTGTTGAACCGATACATATTAAATTCACCCATTTCATTAGTTCCAGGATTTTGATTATAAACTGCCATGTCAGAACCTTGATAAATTATATTCGTCAAAGTTTTAACTGGTTCTTTTTTACTAGAATATTCCTTTGAGATATCCAGGAACGATGGTCCAATATCTTTGCCAATCACCTTGTGACATCCTAGGCATTCATTTGCCGTCACATTTCCGCTCAGTGTGCTGAGTAGTGCTATTCCTGCTAGATACATTTTCATAGTGACTCCTCAAATCGTTTATCAATTTTGTGCTTCTTGCTTGGTACAACCCGCATCCGATACTTTGGAGTGCGAACATCCTTGGCAACTGGATTTCCTCTATTCAATTTTTTCATAATATAATTATTGCGTATTCAGTTTTGGATTATGTATAAAAATCAATTCACGTTCACGACTATGTGCTGCCACTTTACCACGTACAACTTCAAGAACCGACCCCATCCAATTTGCGTGAGTACGAAGTGCGGTACAGAGAGACCAGTCTTTATTTTGGTTTTCGGCACGATAACAATGCTGCTGAAACCTAGTATTGACTGATTTCTTTATTGCTTGACCACGCATCACGGTCAACCCGATATAAGTTTCACCTGTTTCAACACAGGTCAACTGGTATATGACGTGGTTTCTATCGGTTCTTTTCTTTCTATTACAGTTCATATTGCTTACCTTTATTCAATCTATAATACTATTATACCTGATTATTGAATTAAAGTAAAGCGATATTTTGGTCCAATAACCACCTGTTTTATAAGTGATTATTGGAGAATATTACATTGGATTTGGTGGTAATGAGCGAGAAAGTACGATTCCAGACCCGAAACGGGTTGTGTACTCTTGTTCGAGTTGCTCTTCAGGCATACCTGTGGCAACTATGGCAGATCGGGGAATAGTAATATCACCTGCAACATATGGCATGAAAGGCGCCAAGGCAACTCCAACTCCACGTTCAGTTTGCTGGATCATTATTACTACGGGGTTTTTTACAACGATGTGTTCTGGGGTGGTTTCCTTTACATCACAAATTAGATCTTCGTCAGTACTTAGTTTCACAATTTCAATAGTCATGTTATTTCCTTATAAAGTAAAATCAATCCTTCTCAACCAATTCATCAATAAAATCTGCTGCTTTGTTATAGTCACTAAAATATTTCATACCAAAGGCATCACCATAGACATGCTGGTATGTTACCAATATACTGTTTTCCTTATATACAGACACTTTCAAAGTCCAGTTATTTCTCCGGACAGTTACATATGATGTGAGATCTTTGAATGTGTTTAGTTTGTCCATGATGCTTTTATTTAGGGGAAACAAGGTTTAGGTTGTTTCCCCTAAACTGTTACTCGATTGCTATTCTAATTTTCTTGCTCACTTCCTCCTGTCCCATCAGATATATTCTCAGCATACCATTTTTCAGATCTGCTGACTCAACTTTGATATTCCCAAGTAAAGAGAATGAACGTGTAAATGCCCGTTCAGCAATTCCCTTGAAAACATATTCGTGTGGGTTATATTCTGTGGTGGTTGGAGTTACATTACCACGCACAATTAGTTTATCGCCTTCCACTTCAATATCAATGTCTGACCTATCAAACCCAGCAACTGCCAGTTCAATAATATAAGAGTTAGCACCAGTTTTCTTGATGTTGTATGGAGGATAATTGTTGGAAGTTTTTGCTGCTTCTTCATTGATACGAGTTAGACGATTTACGTGATCATCAAAACCAACAAAGAATTTATCGAAGTCCTTGAAACCTGGACCAAATGCAAGTTGACCTACTGGAAATAAATTTCCCATTTTGTTTCTCCTTTTCAGCGAGAGTTATATAAAATCCTATCCTTGCGGCATAGGTAGTAAAATGCTGGGTACGACTCCAGCGACAATGTAACGTCCTGTCCGATTCCTGTTACGCCCCTTATTTAGTCTCGAATGGTACGAGATAAAAATCTAGCATTGGGGTGCTAGATTTATTTTCCTTCTTGAAGTAATTGAGCAGCAGTTGTTTCTTCTGCCAACTTCTTTTCTGCTGCTTCAACTGCTGCCACTTGTGGAATACCTTGTTCACGAACCTTACCAATTACAGCGGCAACTGATTCATATGGTTGTTTCGCAAGTGATGCTAAGATTGTATTCACTTCACTGATCTCTAAGTCTAGATTTATTGCCATAATTTACTCCTGTATTATATAGGTTCAACGGGTTTACGCTTTTTGATGCCAAGGGAATACTTTGCCACCAGTTCCCACTCTGGTTTTTCTTTAAATGATACGACCTTGATCTGGCTCAGTGATGCTTGTGCTACAGCCATCGCTGGGTTAATCATTTCCAACAATCCCCAATCTTGTAACAGTTTGGTAATTGTATTCCTGCGTTCAATATCATTGATAAAGATATTTGCTTCTTTACCGTCCAATGCAAAAAGTTCCTTGAAGTGGACAATAAAGTACCTACCTTGCTTATGCAAGATATGGCAAGACTGATATAGGGTCTTGTCCTTTTTAGAGGCAACACCGATCCGAGTCAATGTTTCACGAACCTTCAAAAAATTATCCGGTTCAGGGAGTAATACCTCCAACATGCTTTCTGGAGTCCAATCGTAGTAGATCATCTCAACTGTCATTTCTGCCACCCTTTTTTTGTTTTTCTTGAATAATAATAAGTTGAGTGTCGGAAAGGATTTTCAATGCCTCTTTTGCCTTTTCTGAAGAATACCCAAAATATTCCATTACCATAGATAAAGATTCAGTCTCTTTGTCCTTTTTGTGCCATTGACTGAATCTTTTTCTCTTGATGACGTTATTTATAAGAAAACGATATTGGGATCTTTTGGGTATATGTGAATACCGATTCATCATATTTGAATACAGAATTGTATCTGGGAAAAACGACAGTCCCCTGTTTATCATATAGGCAGAATAGTCTTTCTCTGCTTGGGGATCAACGAATAAGTCCTCCTTGGTTTCGTTGATCGCCTTCAAAAAGTCGAATGGGGTCATGTTATTCTACTTCGTCTTCATCATCGTCCGGAACAATAAACATCTTTCCCGGATAAAGTTTGTCTAAAGTCTCATGCATTTCCTCATGCGTCTTTGCCTGAGCATAGAATTTATCATCCATAACTCCATATAGGTATATCGTGTCTTCATGTGTTTCCATATAACAAACAACGATATTATCTGATTTCATTTCCGGTGTAATTCCATGCTCCTCGAGCAGTCTTTCGACTGTTTTCTTTGCTGCATACTCTCTCAAATACCACCCTATAATAATGAGCAAAATTATCAAGGCAAGATCTACCAATATATTTTGCGCTTCCATATTCTTTCCTATTTGAAACTACATGATCGCATTATCTCCGTCATCGCTGCCATGATATTCAACTCATGGTCAGCAACAAAAGCAGCACGGTGCTGATAATCTGCAAGAATTAAAACCAACTCTGGAGTACTCTTTGCTTCCAGATAATCCGTGGTCTTATCGTATAACATATGAAACAAGTGAGTGGTATCCATATCAGAATTCTTGGCGCACCATTTGCGAACTCCATTGAATGACTTTTCCTTCAGCAAGGTCATCAACTCTTTTATGGAGTCATCGGACATACTTATAAGGATCCCAGAATCAATGGCACCAGATACAGAATATCTTTGCAGTTCATTCAGTATTCTACGATAGTCCGGAAAGTGCATTGTTACCAACTCTGCAACCACCTTTGGATCAAATGCGATCTGTTCCTGCTTCAGTATCTGCGACACACGTTTGAAGAACCCAGCAGCAATGATCTGCTTATCTTTATTATCTATCTTAAAATCAATCACAGAACACCTACTATGTAGCGGTGCGATGATTCTGTTTTTGAAATTGCAAGTGAAGATAAAGCGGCAGTTGTTGCTGAACTCTTCAATGAACCCACGCAGTGCTGGTTGGATACTATCGGCATTCATATAGTCTGCTTCATCAAGTATGACTACTTTCTTTGAGTCGGTCAGAGAAACAGTTGATGCAAATCCCTTGATCTTCACTCGGAGAGTTTCAATCATACGACCTTCATCTGAACCATTTATCATTATATACTCGGCGCCAATTTCGTTGCAGAGTGCTTTGGCGACTGTAGTCTTACCCACACCGGCAGTGCCAGTGAACATAAGAGTTGGCAATTCACCTGCTGCAACGAATTGATGAAGAGTATCCTTGAGTGCCTCTGGTAAAATACATTCACTAATTGTTTGTGGTCGATATTTCTCTACCCACAAAAATTGATCATCACGAGTATCAAGCATCTTAGATAACGCTATCTGTTTCTACCGACATCCAGTAAACTAGATCTGAATTCTTAGAACTGAATCGAGAAATTTTCTTGCTGCTGATGGCAACCGAATAGTTACCTGGAATGAACTTAAAATTCTCAACCTTCAAATTCACCTTGAAGTTCAACTCTGTTTTACCAATGAGTGTATCATAGGAATTTGCAGTTGCGGTCTTCTTATCTGATACTACCAATCTGATATCACCATCCGCTCCGATGAAACTTACATCAGGTGCTGAAAGGATAGATGCTGTCTTGATAATATTTGCAAGTAGATTTTCCGACATATCAAACTCAATTTCCGGTGTTGGGAATTTGATTGCTTTTTGTGGAATTGTCAGTACTGATGCCACTGCTGAATAGTACTTGATTGAACCACCCTCGGTCATCGAAACAAACTTGTCGTTGAATTGAAGTTCAGGGTCTTGGAACAAACTGTATGCATTCAGAAATGCGTTCAGATCATAGATAGCAAAATCCAATGGGAACTGTTCTGCGGCAGTGACTTCTGCCAAGATACTTTTCTGACCGCTGATTGTGGTCAGCTTGCTGCCAGACTTGATTAGCAGATTGGTATTGATTGAAGCAAAATTCTTCAGGATACCAATCGTTGTTTTACTTAGTTTCATATGTTTCTCCATTAATTATTAGTAACATTACTAGTATACTTCATAACCAAATAAAAGTAAACTCTATTTACTTGGAATACTTGACATCATGCTCATACAGAAATGCTATGTTACACAGAGCATGGGCAAGATGATTTTTGTTGGTCTCAGGATCATTCTGCTCACCCTCTAACCATGCCCAAAGATGTCTCTGTGCGGCATCATAGTATCTACGTTTGGCGTCTGGCACCTTGATCCAATTGTTTGGTTCGTACTTTTGTGCACCATAGGTCAGAATTTCAACCATAGATTTTAGTGCTAGAGGTGGAACCAAACCATATTGTAACTTGTCTCCGTCAAACTTACGACCACCAGTGGTAGCATTCTGAGAAGACTTTACAATATCCTTTAGGGTCTTGTTAATGTCGGTTGACATTAAGCAACAATCCCAGCAGTGCGAAGTTCATCCAGGAACTCATCATGCGTTGTATCGGCAACTCTTGGTTGCATGATCTTTTCCAGACGCACACGTGCTTCTTGTGTCTGTGTGGTATTTACTTTCTTGGTCTTTGGTGCAACTACAATTAAACTGTCTGCAACTAGATCAGCAGCAGTTGGTGCTGGCCAGATATATGCGCCACGTCCAGTCTTTGCATTATTGCACAACCAGTTTGGGTATCCAATCTTCGGTGAATTATTCGTGCGTGAATTACGCAGCGTGAAATATGTTTCCGATATTTGGGTTCTTGAAACTTCAGTTGCTTCTGCCAATTCAGGTTTGACGGAAATTGCTGCGTTGATAAATTGCTTTTGTGATTTTGTAAGATCTGAATATTTCATGTGATACTCCATAATATAATGAGGCGGGACTTGCAGTTTCCCACAAGTCCCGAGTTTGTTAACTACGGGTGAACAAGGTTGACCCGAATTGCGCAGCAACAGAAACCATGCTACGTGATGGCTTACCGATACGATACTTAGTAGTGGCAGTGCCGTCCTTCAAGACTGCTGGGTTACCGTAGACGCAATGTCCTTGGCTACGTAGCAGATGAATGGCGCGATGGGGATTCTTTAAACCGATCCAGCCAGAGATTTGCTTCGTGGTGAGGACGTCACCTGATTGTAGGCGGGACAACAATTCGCTTTGCATTGACATATATAATAACTCCATAATGTAAACCACCTGTAAAGAGGTTGGGTAGTAGGTGGCAATTCTACCCAACCTTTGCAACTCTTTGTTATACCGTTGCTGCTACCTCTTCCACGGCAGACACTGTATCTGCTGGGGATGGACCGAATGGAGCAGGGGTAGACAACTTTCCGAATAAGTCAATGAAAGCAGCGCGGGTAATCTCATCGAAGCGATTACAGCACAACTCGATTGCCTTCTGCTTATCCTTGAAGATTGAGAAAGCACGGATAATGTGAACCATGCGGCGGGTGGTTACCACCTCATCAATGCCACCATCGGCAAAGGTGCGGCGAATAGCATCTGCCCACTTGACCAATGTATCGGCATACTCTTGGTCCATGCAACCGTATGCAGTCATCAGGTTGGTAATAATCTTCAACTCTACCTTTGATGAAGGATATTCCTGATTGAAGGTAACGGCAAATCGCTCGAGGAATGCCTCGTTGAGAATGTTGGTGCCAATATAGCGACCATCATCACTGCCCTTGCCCTTGGTGTTTGCTGTTGCGATAACATTGAACCCAGGAGCAGGGGTGATCATTTCATTCTTCAGTTTGAAGTAGAATGGTTTTCCTTCCAGAATAGGTTGGAGACATAGTAAAGTATTTGCACCACCGGCATCGATCTCGTCCAGTAGTAAGGTAGCACCTGTTCGCATGGCGATCAGCACTGGTCCTTCTACGATCTCTACGTTGCCGTTAACCAGTGTCTTGGAACCAATCAACTGTTCCTCATCGGTCATCATGTTCAGGTTGATGCGGATCAGAGACTTCTTGTGTTGAGCACAAACTTGCTCGACCATGGTTGACTTGCCGTTACCCGTTGGTCCAGAAATATATGCTGGATAAAAAGACCTTGACTTGATAATCATTTCTACGTCTTTGTGGTTACCGAAGGCAACGTAGTTCTCGTCAATGGCAGGGATCATTGGTTTACCTTGTGGTGCAATTGAAACAACTTCAGCAGACTTCTCGGCAATCTCAGCATATGGAACTGGTTCTACTTTCCGTGCAGCACCGATGGCATATACACCATGGCCGATTTTATTCTTCATCAACCAAACTGGATACTTCGGTGTCTGCATTTTCTCCATGACAGTAACCAGTTGCTTCCTGGAAACCACTCCTGATGTAACTGTATCAGGAAACATCGCAACTACATTTTGCTCAAACTCACTGCGAAATACTGTATCAATCTTACTCATTTAAAACCTCATAATATATAATTAATCACTCAACCTACAACTACTATTATACCGTATTATTGAATTAAAGTCAAGCATTATTTCCAAGATAGGTTGTCTGAAATATCGTAAAACTTTCTTCAACAGAGGGATACTCCATTTGCCATGGTTCCCAGAGAATATCCTCGCACAATCCTGCCATTTCATTCATCTCATCTTCACTGTATTCTACCATGCTGGTTCTCCTCATAATGTAATTAATCATTCAACCTATAAGACTATTATACCTTATTGTTGAATTAAAGTCAAGTACTATTTCAATTAATGGTTACCCGTCAATAGCATGGAATGTCCTTCATTCTTTGCTTGAATTGATAACATTCTTTCCAGGGATCGACTGAATGTGGATTGAACCGCATACCCTTCAAATAAAACTTCTTCCATTGGTATTTCCAATGTATATACTGATAAAATTTTGCCCTTGAGAGTTGTCTGCATTTGTTCTTTGACAATTCTCATATCAATTTTATTTTGTTGATAATGCCCCAATCTACCATGCAACCCATTTTCACTTTCGGACTTGCCGACCTTCAAAATATCAAAGACACCATCATTCGTATCAACTATAAAATATATTCCAGGAGTTTTAGTGGGGTACTTTTCCATATCGAATCCATTTCTAGTTTCGTTGTATGTCATAGTACAAAAGAATTTTGCCTTGTTTTTGATAAACTTCTTTACGCTTTTACTCATTTTTAAATCTTCTAATAATTAAAATTAAAAAACTCACGCCACCAACCCGATGAAACGATCCAGCAATACACGGGAATGCTTCTTTGTATTGAACATCTTACCAAACTTCTTTGAGATATTCGATGCAGTCATATCAGAATCAACATCAAACGTACCCTCAACAATTCTGGTGGATGATTCTGGTATTAAGAACAACTCATCACGACCAGTATTGCGCATTGAGGCAAATCCTTTTTCCTTGAACTCAGCACGGATTGACTCAACTGAAGCAACAACCTTGTTACTATAGTGTGACCGATATGCGGACTCAATACACTTTATCTTATTTTCGCAGATGAAGAATCCAACTATCATGGCACCAGTTCTATCCTTGATCATTTGCAATAGCACTTTGGTCTCATTATACGGGGTCAACTCATACTGCTTTCCATTCTTTGCCTTTACGTCATGGATGAAATTCTTCACCATGAATCTCTTGTCAAGTTCAACATTGTAAACTCCTGTAGCAAGTTCCTTGCCATTCGGAGAATTAAGAATACAACCTTCTCCGTCAGTCAGTGTTATGAAGGTGGTCTTTTGGATTAAATTCTTTTTGTTGAACTTTGGAATATAGTCCATCATATATATCAGTGCTTCATTCAATGGTGTACCGCCCATGCCATATCCACGTTGCTGAAAGAATCCAGGGGCAAGTAACCTTCTTGCCATTGAATTGAATGCAGATGCCGACATTTTGTTGGAGAACAATTCCAGCAGATTGTATGATCCTGGTATAGCATACAAGACATAATCATCTATGGCACCTAGTTCTTTTCTCTTATCATTATTCTTGCTGGCACGTTCCTCGTACTCAGGTGTGCCATAGGTCAACCGACCATACGAGGAAGTGAATGCATATACTTCATATGGTATGTTGACGCGGCGGCAGAACATAACCAGATTAATCAACTGCTCCAAGGTTGGTCTCATGACCGAAGACATTGAACCGGACCAGTCCAGCAGAAACATCATGCCATGGTTCTTGCCGCCAGGAACTACTGTAATCTGCTTGAATATATCATCCACAAACTTATATGAATGCAATTTCCTCATATCCAGGGATCCCAACTTTGAGGTGGTTGCCCTTTTATATTGGTCGGCAGATTTCTTCATCTCAAATTCCTTCACCAGATAATTCACCATGGTGGTGGAATTCTGCATAAACTTATTGAAGTCTGCCTTGTGACCTTCAGTGATGTCAGCATCAAATTGCTGAGTGTCCTGGAAGATCTGTTTGTATCCTACGATTGGATCATTGCCCTCATCACTTATCACCGAGTAATAACGGTACTGAATTGAGTCATCTGCGAACTCTTCCAACTTGTCCTGTAATGCCTTGTCGGTGATGGATTCCAGTTCCTGCTCTTCAGTCACTTCTTCCTCATCTGCACCAGTAGATACAGAATCATCTGTGCCAAAGTCTTCTTCATCTTCCTCATCCTCTGGGAAGTCGTCGCCGTACTCTGGTTCGCCATGGGATGGTTGCGGTTCAAATTCTTCACCATCTTCATCTTCCTCTACCTCTTCTGCCTTGGCACGTTGCTTCTCTTCCTTTTCTTCCTTCAACTTTTGCATGGAGAATTCACGAATTTCCTTGGCCAACTGGACGACCTGTTCAATCGTTTCTGCCCGTTCAGCACGCACCACGAAACGATTTTCTTCCGGTGTGAACTTGATCCCAGATGAGTAACCAACCTTGAAATGAATATTGATCTTATCAATCAGCAGGCAAGCACTCAGATCAAGATCCTTGATACCAAAGAAGTCCTTGTCATTCAACTGGGCGTATGCTGTATTCATTGCCTTCCGCACACCTGGGAATTTCCGCTTCATCAACTTCTCGATACGGGCATCCTCAACCACATTCAGGTAACTATGCAGTCCTGGCATATCCTTTGCTTCCACTAGGAATTGCTCACCAGTATATAAGGCATGACCCACTTCATGGATAACAAACAAGTCCTCCATTTCTGGGGTAAGATCCTTCCATATAGGCAGGGACAACACACGTGTCTTGATGTTGAACGATGCCGTCTTGGATGGCACACGGACCACAGTTAGATTTTCCTCTGCCAGAAGATTTGCCACCAGATCTATTGCTCGTACCGTCATTTCGTTTCCTTTCATATAATTAATAACTCAACCTACAAATACTATTATACCTTATTATTGAATTAAAGTCAAGAACTATTTTTAGCACGATAATTTTGATAAGATTGTACATTTTCCGCACCTGTCACCCATTCTAAATTAGATGGATGGTGATTAGAGTGATCATGATCAATATGATTTACTTGATATCCTACGTATATGAGTTGTTTTGCTATGTTTGGAGTTGTTCTCCAGGATTGTTCTGTCATGGCAGCAGGTCTTGGATATGCATGGTATGTCTGGCAAACTAATCTGTGAACATTAATAGTTCTGCTATTCTTACCGACCATAACATTTACTGCTGGGTAACTACTATCTCCTCTATTACCCCCACGGAGGGATGTGGATAATTTCTTGAATCCTGCGCGTTTGTTGCTCCAAATATTACCTTCTGGGCAAACAAAATAATTTGGCAGAATCTTTCCATCAAGAACAACAGGTTTACAATTCTTCATATCCATTCAAGACCTCATAATATGTAATTAAATTTCCAACCTACAACTACTATTATACCGTATTATTGAATTAAAGGCAAGCACTTTCTTGACTATTTTAAGCAGTTGTTTTATATGGCAAATCTGATGATCAAACCATAGGCATATATGGATAACAACCCCACATTTACTGCTATGATTGCTCGATCTCGTATTAAAAATCCCCAGATGAGGAAAAGAGTTGACCCTATATTGAGGAGGATCATGTTGTATGGTTCCCAGGATAGGGAGACCGAAAGGGCACCACCCAAGGTGAATGCGGTGGCAACCCATTTTAAGATATTTGTTCTAGTCATTACTGTTCCTTATTCAATGTTATAAGACTATTATACCTTATTATTGAATATAAGTCAAGGACTAGTTTCTGGCGTATTCAATCTCTTTTTCAAGATCCTTATATGCCTCGGCAGCAAGAAGTTTGGATCCTAGCACCGAACTTCTTTTCATCTGTTCAACCAGCATGCGGTTGGTATCACCCAGTGGATAACGAAGTAACACGTATGATCTAAACAAACGACCCTGTGGAATAATCTCACTGCGTTCACGGACAACTCCGGCAAGGTTCACTTCAGTCACAACATTCTTGGTAACACGTTCAATCTCTCTATTGACTTGAGGATCATCGCTGGAACCAACCTGAACTGCAAACTCTTTCATCTTTGAAGAAAGTCGGTTACTGATTTGTGATGCCAGTGCTCTCTTGGATGACAGTGTTGCCATATCCATGGATAGTTGCATGTCGCTGGATAATTCGCTGCCTGCCGCGTAAATCGAATTCATATCAACCGGAGGTTGCTTATACCAAGCAGGAGCATTTGAAATGGAGTCTTGTACTTGCTTGCTGATTGCTGTCTGACGATCTGCTTCTTGCATTGTGACGTAACCAGGAGTTCCCAGTTGAGGACTGGCACAGGCAGATAACATAGTTATAACTGCCACAGAGGAGATTGCTGCTTTATTGATATTCATGGTTCTTCCTTATATGATATAAATGATACTTCACTATACTACAATTACAAGTATACTCCAATATTGAATTAGAGTAAAGTTTATTTTACAGATTCTTGATTTTGTTTTCTAGTATCTCTATCTCCTCGGATGGAATCCATGGTGTCAACTTCATGGCATACAATAAATTCAGTGCACGATTTGCCGAAGGTGCGTCTGACTTTGCAATACCAACTATCATTGCCCGTCTCAATTGTTTGGCAGCATCTTCGTTTTCTCCCATCTTGGCATGATCAATGGCACCACGCAGAAGTAAATATTGAGTTTGATCTATTGCTATCTTGGTTGGTATGATTTCATCTTGGAATTCAAGTCCAGGAATTGTAGTGACCAGTCTCCGAGCAAGATCACTAGATACTCTGTGTTTCTGATCAGTGGTGAGGTTTCTTACAGCATGAAATATATTCATTGCGATGTCCAGGAATCCAAGTGGAATGCCACCACCCCTGAGTTTTGCTGTGTGATTGCCTCGCCAGAGGACTTCTCCAGTTGATACCTTTACAATTTGAATATTTGCTCCGGCACGTATCACAGAATATATACCGTAGAATGCTTCCGGCGATTCAATCACTTCACCGACCATAATATTATCGCAACCAATTTTCTTTGCTGTGGCATCAATTACACCTTCGGTGGTTTTCATTACCGCATCGATTCGTTGTAATGTGATTAGACGAATACCTGTAGTTGAAAGTTGAGAATGAAGTGCACTTCTAATTATTGCTGCGGTTTCCGTATCATCATCCTTTGCAGTAACTGGAAATACTGCCAGACAGGATATTGGATTTGATTTTAGTTCTTCCGAGGATTCAAAGACAACCACTCCATGATAGATATTTCCCAGTGAATCGTTGGTATCAACTGGTTCTGGTTTCTGTTTTGTGTGCTCAGAACTGCGCTCTATATACCGTGTTGAGATACAACCAGTACTAATCAGACAGATGAATAATAGTGTAAACATTCTCATCGTAGGGAACTCACTTTACTTTCTCCACGGATCAATTGATACCCCTTTTTTATGACTCGTCTTTCATCAACGGGGATCTCACGCAACCTTGCCTTCAATTCGATGAGTTGATATTTCGATAACCACTTCACTGGTTTCTTGGTGGCAATTATAATCAGATACTTGTCCACGAAATTCTTATCCTTGGGAACAGAATCCAACATAATGAATGCATAATCAGACAATCTATTTGAACTTGGTATGGAAGTCTTTTTGGTGATGTACCCCTGCGGTTCTGATGGGTTGGGGAATATCTGTGTGACTAGATTTCTATCTTGATGTGGCACCCAGTTGAATACTACAATATGCATTGGTGCAGTTGGTTCAAATTCCATTGTCAGAAATTCACCGACACGATATATCTTTTCATTGATTGTTGCATTGACCTGAAAATTCAAGTCTGGTTTTTTATCTGGGATGACAACATCGGCAGTTAGAGTTACCGTGCAAGATTTCTCACTGGTCCTCGATTCAACCACTTTATTATATGCAGTGATTGCTTTGATATCACCTTCCACCAAAGACCAAGTCAAACTATTCATGACGCAACTATAGTCTGAATTGGTACCAGTGATTTCTCTGCAAGACATTTGTTGTTCAAGGGAAACCTGCTCACCAAATACTCTACTGAGAGCAGATGTCTTTGCTCGTTCCTCTGCCGTGCGGCAAGCATCTGCCTCAGAGGTTTCTGGTCCATAGAGATACTCACCCTTTCCAGGGACCATCTCTGCATATGCAGGGAAAGCAGCAATGATTGATAGCATCAGGGCGATGCTATTTGAGCGGCAGGACATAATATAGAACCTCATTAGATCTTCAATAATACAAGTATACCGTATTATTGAATTAAAGTCAAGTATTATTTTACTTCTTCCCCAGTTGTTAAACCCCACTTGACATTAAGCCATACCCGCTCGTGTATGTAGTAATCAATTGAAAGTAATATATGGAGTAATGTTGCAAATCCGAAAGCATTTCCTATGTTATTCGTAAATAGGTATGTCCAAAAAACAGTAAAACTCCAGGCAGTAATCCTGTAAGTAACCATTCGACATATTGTTCTTTTGCGTGTTTCAATCATAGTATAACCTCAAAATAAAATTATTAATTACATGGATAAACTTCTCAACCTATCCGCAGCACAACTGGCAGCAAATGAATTTGGTTTCACCATTGGAATCACATTGCATGTTCCCTGGATATAACCTATTGCTTCTTTCAGAGCGCAGTACGAACCACTGTTCTCATTTGGATTGAGATCCAAATGTACTTCTACTTCTCTATCTACTAATATGTCAGATAGTTTCAAATACAACTCAGACACTTTGAATGTCTCTGTCATTAGTCTGTGCTTGGGTTTATCTTGCTGTTGCCCAAAATCTCTCTCACGCACTACTTCACCGAATAGTTTACACCCTCTATTACCGTTCATATGAATAACAATTGCCGTGGCATAGTACGCATACCATATGCCACCTTCTTCCAGCACTAATTCAGAATCACAACCAAGGTAAATTTTAGTTTCCGGTGGTTGTTGTTCTATGAATTCCCTGACCTCATCTAGATCTAGTTTTCTCAAACCCATTTTAGGTCTATCACCATGCACAATTATAACAGAAATGAAAAATGGCGGAAGCGGTGAGATTCGAACTCACGGTAGAGTTGCCCCTACGACAGTTTTCTAGACTGGTGCCATAAACCGCTCAGCCACGCTTCCTAGTTGGTGGAGGATGACGGGATCGAACCGACGACCTCCTGCTTGCAAAGCAGGCGCACTCCCAACTGTGCTAATCCCCCATTGAAACTATTTTATGGTGCCCTCACCATGATTCGAACACGGGACCTACTGATTACAAATCAGTTGCTCTACCAACTGAGCTATAAGGGCATTTTCTTACACTATCGTAGAAAAGTCATTCACCTTGACGAATTGTAATTTGTCGTCAAACTTATCCACTAATACATCACCTCTATGACTGATCACAAAGATATTACTATTATTTATGCCAGATAAAACTCCCAGAAATAACTCTATGGAAGTATCATCCAAAGCACCATCCAGAGTTTCATCCAGTATAAGCAAATTAGTATTCACAGAATTTTTCATCTGCGCCACTGCACGCCACGCAAACAATAACGACAGATCAATCTTTGCCTTCTCTCCTTCGCTGAATGATGCATAGGTAAAATCATCTCTGAACCTAGACTTGATTACTTCATTGAATCCCTCATCTAGTTCAAAGTGAATGTAACTATCCATCTTCTGTAAATAATTATTGATGAACTTATTGACCGATGGAAGGTACTCACGAATGATCGCTGTCTTGATTCCAGTGTCCTTCAATAGCAGTCCAGATATCTCCTGCAAATTCTTCTGTTCTGATAAAGTAGTCCGATCATTTATCATAGTCACAGCATCATTGGCAAGTTGCTTTAGTTTGCTCTTTTCTGTCTCTATATTACAGTTATCTACCTTGTGATCCTGTATCTCTAGATTCAGTGCTGAAATATGCTTGTTTGTTATGTTTATTGTGTTATTTACAGTGGAAAGTTCAATGTTTTTGTCGATAATATCAAGGTTTATTTTATTGATACCCTCAAGTGTGTCCTGCATCGTTGCCAGTGCGGTATTCAGTTCAGTGATCTCTTTGTTGTTGTTTTCAATGACATTGGATAACTCAACTATTGTCTTTACCTTATGATCGTCTTGGATTGATTGGGCACAGGAAGGACACGTGCTATTGGCAGTGAAGAATTCCTTGTGGTCTTCGCATGTTTTGTTTTTGTGTGATAGTTTATTGATGTGATGCTCCACCACATAAATATCGTGCTTCAATGACTTTTCCTGAGACACGCTTGCCAATAATAATGAGATCTGCTCTGTCAGTGCCGTTGCCTTTGCTTCAGTGACAGTTATCTCTTGTAGGTACTCTGTTATCTTTGATTCTAGTTTCCAAATGTTTTCTGTCTTGGCATCTTCAATAATCTGAATGACTTTTCTTTGGGCAGTGACCCGTTCCTTTGCCATGAGAATAGCATCATCAATTCTGATTATCTCATCCTTGGTTTGCTGGTAGTACTCTTTCAGCAACTGGTTCATGGTTGAGAAAATCTTTATATCAAGTATGTCCTCAATTACTTCTCTACGTTGACCCGCAGAAAGTTGCATGAATGGAGTGAATGATGCTGAACCTAAGATGACCACCTGTGTGAAAGTTTTAAAATTGAACTTCAGTATCTGCTGTTCCAATACTTTTTGATAGTCCTTGGCAGCAGCATCCTGGTTTATTAGAACACCATCGCACCAGATCTCAAACACATTTGGTTTCAGTCCACGGATTACTTTATACTTCTTACTGCTTGCAATGAACTCAATCTCAACTAGACAATTCTTTCCGTTGATACTATTGATTAGTTGTCCCTTGTTGACGTTGCGGAATGGTTTGCTGAATAGTACAAAACATAACGCATCAAGTACGCTACTTTTACCTTCGCCATTTTTTCCAACCACCAAAGTGCTACGAGATTTATCTAATCTAATCTCATTGGATACATTGCCCGTTGATAGAAAATTCTTATACTTTATAGAATTGAATACGATCATATTTCTTCCACGTTGAGTGCTTCTGCATACAACCCTTTCATGTACGTCTTGATCTTTTCTTTATCCAGATCAGTCTGAACTGAATCAATATAGTTTGATAGAATACTTAGTGTATCCTCAAGGTTCACTGTAGTTGCTACATCTGCATCCGAGAACTCAGAAAAGTCTTCAAGGATTTTGATATCATGCGCACCCTTAGTATACAGTTTATTTACAAATTGATCAAATTTATAATAGTCCGTTTTATTGACTACCACTAACTTCACATACTGATCTTTTAGATCTAGTGCGTCAAGATCAATCGGTGCCTGATCCTTATCATCATATTCAAGTTTGGTGAACATAACAAGTGGATTGGGGATGAACTCTAACTCTCTAGTATCCAAATCAAATATATGGAATCCCTTGGTGTCGTTGTAATCCTGCCAAGTAATTTCATATGGTGTGCCAAGGTATGTTATGTTACCCTTGGTTGACCTGTGATGGTAGTGTCCAGAAAATGTAGTATCGAACTTGCTGAATAGACTTGGGTTCAATCCATCATGACTTTCCATGCCACGGTACATTTGGAATCCGGCGACCTCAAGATGTCCCATGCAAATCTCTGCCGTGGTAGTTTTCAATTCATTCATACTCGCATCATAGTTGTCTGGACAGATCCAGGGTATCATGCAAATCTTCACACCACCCACTTCGATGGTAGTGGGATCTGGTATTGGAGTAATGTTTAAATAGTCACCCAGAAGAAGTTGAACGGTATTCACTTCATTGGTATTTTTGAACGCTGTATCATGGTTGCCGATAATGATATGTGTTTTGATATTTCGCTTCTGCAACTCATCAAAATAGATTTCACGTGCTGCCTTGATACTGACATGGTTGGTATACTTGCGGCGATCAAAGGTATCACCCAACATCAGTACAGTGTCTATACCAAGTCTATCGATTGTGGGGAAGAATACATCCCTATAGAATTTCCGATAGAACTCCATAAAGACACCACTGTCGTTTCTACAACCCCAGTGCGTGTCTGTGATAATTGCTACCCTCACTCGCCCTCGTCCTCGAATAACTTGATCTCAATAACATCAAATACGCCAAGAGTGATAGCAAATGCTGCGGCAAGTTTCATTGACTTGAACCACTTGGATGCAACTGTAGTGCCTGCAATATAATATGTTACCTTATACATTTTCTTCATCTCCCATGAATAGGTCTAGTTTGTCTTTGGACTTCTTTGGTTTCTTCACTGCTCGTTCTGTGGGTGCCATAAACTGCTTTTGTGCCTGTGCTGTCTGCAGCATTTCCAGAAATTGATTGCTGTACTCACCGTCCTCGTCTTGCTCCTGGAGTTCAAAAAACTCGAATGGAGCATCAAGTATGATACGGTGCTTGATATGTGATTGTTTCTTTTCTTTGGAGATACAACGCAGGAATGCGAAGTATATAATCTGAGTGAAATATGAGAAGGGATTGCTGGACTTTGCGGGATCAAAGTTTTTGATATAACGAAGGCAGTTCTCAATTCCATCAAACACCATATCATCTCTGAATGAGTAACCTATGAAGCAAGGTTTGTATGATAGGTGGGTTGCTATCTTGTAAATGCACTCACCGATATATGGTGGCACTTGGGGTGATTCTGAATCTGTTTCGCTTGCTTCTAATACATCCTTTCTGAACTCTATCATTGCTGCCAGAAATTCCTTGTTATCCACATAATGTTCATTCGCCATAAGATATCACTCCATTAAAATACCAAGTATACACCATAACGTCATTACAGTAAAGTTTATTTGTATCATTCAACTATTGACATTCTCAACAAAATCATATTTGCTTTATATTTGACGTAGAGGTATAATGGGGTGTAGGGTTTGATAAAGGGTATATTAATGTTTAGTTTCATTACCTCTAACAAATGATTTGTTACCTGTACTTTCTTCTGTACTTGGTTCAAAATCTTCATTGGGTTTGATTAGTTTCTCAAGAGCATCTAGGTATTCGTTCATCTCTGAATCATCATCCGAAGCAAATTCAGATTCATCTACTTCATCCTCTGCATAGGCAATTTCCATTCGTTCTACCAGTTTCAGATAGTTGGGAATGATCTTGTTATTCAATCTCTTCACAAACAGTATATGATTTTTATTGAATGAGAAAATATCACCATCAGTGAACTTACAGTAAGGTGATGCCACTAAAGTTCCTGTTCCATAATCTGCAATTGACGCAACAGATACAGACATAACTCCACCAAGCATTATTTCGTCCTCTGTTTCTTCAATCAATTCACCAATAACAGTCTCACCAGATGCAAACTTAATACATAGGTATTCTGGTATATACTCATCTTCAAAATCTTCACTCACAGATTTACCTCACATATTCGATAATCAAAATTCTCTTCCGAGTAGGTCTTCAACCTATCAGCAAAGTGTAGCAACGTATAATTCTTACTATTCTTCCAAGACAGGTTATCTGAAATATCATACAACTTACATTCAGTCTTGCCATCTTTCTTTCTTAGACCTCTACCAACAGACTGTAGGTTTCTAATCTTTGACTTACTGGGTGATGCAAATATAACATTTTCAATGGAAGGAATATTGGCACCTGTAGAAAGTGTACCAACGCTCCCTATGATAATTGCATCTGATTCCAATTCAGTGATATGTCTGATTGCTTCTCTGTCTTCAACTTCAGTTCCACCATGCACGAAAAAGATTTTCCTGTTCTCAATGGCAGCATTCCTGATCAGATCATTCAATACAGTGCCATGTCGGATATACTGAAACAGTACAAGTGTATTACCTTTAGTATTTAGTGCTAGATTTTTTATGAACTGATTTCGCTTAGTGTTGGATACGAGGAAGTCAATCTCCTGCTGATACTTCAAATCTTTGTTTGCCTTTCTTATCTCGTCGGCATATTTCAGCACGATACAAATGATGTTCAATTTGGCAAGTGTACCGGCATCCATCAGATCCTTGGATGTGGTTACCTTATGGATGGGTCCGAATATTCCCTGCAACACCAAAGAATTTAATTTCTTATTATCCAGTGTTCCAGTTGTGCCGACCTTATACTTCATATTGACAGTCTTTTCCAGAATGGACACCAGAGACTTTGCTTGGGCCAAATGGCATTCATCGCAAAGTATCACATCGAATTGTTCAAACCATGACTTGGGTTGTCGGTGGATACTTTGCCAAGTCGAGATCATTACATGTTTGGAAAAATCCCGAGTGAATCCAGAGTATAACTTT